ATGGCTGATAACATCACATTTACAGCTTCTAGTTCTGACGTAGGTGTAATTATAGCCACGAGAATTCCTTTTTAAATAAAAAAAAGCGGAAGCCCAATGAAGGACTCCCGCTATGAGGTTTAAGCTGTTTGGACTTGAACGGCAGCTTCAGGACGTAGGACACCGTGGCCCATTGCGTACTTAGCAACCATTAAAGTACCTTGTCTGCGTATGTCATATTCTGACTCAACAGCCAAGTCCATTAGCTTCACAGTACCTACAGCAGAGGTATGAGCAATAATAGCGGTAGTGTTAGAAGCGTTAACAACTTGTGCGCCACCTGCACCACCAGCATCAGTACCCGTACCAGTTATATTACTGGTTGGTAGATGTGGAGTTTTGATAAGGTTAATACCAGCAACTTGTGTTACTGAACCATCAGCAATAGAACCACTACCGCTAAAGTCTAAGTTTACTGCGTTTGTAGCATTAGCAAGTAAGTAATACTGCTCAGGCTTCAAGAAGCAGAAACGGCCTTCAGCAGGTACATAGGCATCATCTAAAGCTTCAGCAGCATCAAAGATAGAACCAATTAATGAATCGGCATTTGTATTTGAGTCTGCATCAGTAATAATTGTGCCAGCTGCGTAACTTGTATCACCTACGTTAGCAGATGCAGCAGCAGCTTGAACCATTGTTTGAAGTACGTGCTTATCCATTTGGAAAGCAAGCGCACGACCCATTTCAGTAGAATAAACACTACGAACATCGTAATGGTTTTTCGCTTCAGAAATGTTAGCAATGAAGTGGTTAGAGATAAGAAGGTCATTAATAGTAATAACTTTTTCTGCGTGATTTAGAGCAGTACCAGTAATCTCGTTACCAGGCGTGTGATAGCTTGCGCTAGAACGCCCCATAACAGGGAACTGTGCTGATTTACCGTTAGCAATAGTACGAATCATATGCTTGTCAGCGGTAACTGTAGCTTGCTCAAACGATGTAAGGACTTCACCACTAAACTGCTTAAGAAAAAGAGCGTCAGCAGTTCCTGTGTTGTTTACCTTACCAAGGTCGGATATAGTCGCATTCGACATTATGATATTCCTTTAGTTTGATTTAGTAAATTAAGTTTATTTTAATTCGCTAATCCTTACTTTATTGGTAGGGGTGTTCTCCTCCAGAGAGCCTTACTTTATTGGTAGGGGTGTTCTCCTCAGAGAGCCTTACTGTTTTTTTGGGGATAATAGAATTTTGTTAACAGCCTAGATAGGCTGGTTAAATGTTGCTTCTTGAGAGCTTCTTTTGGACAGCATCCCTAAAAGCAGGGTCTTTCTTATAATCAGGTGTTGCCATATCTTTGGTAACTTGCGCCCAACTATTATAAATATCTACAGAGGAAGAGGCTTTGCCACCTACAAGTGTAGGCTCTGCACCACCATTAGCTCTATAGCGACTTATTATTCCATCAATAGCTAGTCTTGCCTGAGATTGGTTACCAGAACTGATTGAATCATTAAAAGCATCAATCTCTGAGTTGGTTAAATTTTCAGAAGCCCATTGAGACATTTCTTTATAAGGCTCTTCACCGCCAGCAAACTCATATAGTTCATTGGTGTAAGCGTCAGCTTTGGCCTGTTGACCTTCTACATAAGCATCCACCATTTCTTTTGGTATACCTTTAGATTCTAATTCACTGTAAGTTTCTGCTGATAAGTTACCTTTTTCAGCAAACTCTTGTTGCATAGAATCAAAATCTAAGCCTGCCTTTTCTACAGTTTCTCTAGCATCAGAATTAGTTTCTTCTTCAGCTGTCTCTTCTTTAGTTGCAGATGCCTCTTGCCTTGACTGAGTAAATTGTTTTTCCAATTCACTATAGCCTTTAGCAAGGTCTTCAGGAGACTTAAACTTTTCTGGTAACCATTCAGGGCGATTTTCTGTAGCTTCTTCAGTTGGTGCTTCACTACCTGTGACATTTCCTTCTACCTGTACTTGTTCAACCATTGGTTATTTACCCCGCTGAATAATATTGCCTTTAGAGTTAATATACTTAACACCTAATTCAGCTGTTTGAACTCCAGGCCACGAAGGGTATTCAGTTGTAGATTTTTTCTTAACTGAAGTAACCTTTGGGTTATCTTTTTTCAAAGTCATATTGGGTTTTTTTGCCATTATTTATTGTACCTGTTGTGACTGATTAGCTTTTACAGCTTCTCTAATAGCTCCAGGGGCAGAGTCTTTAAGTGCTTCTTGCACCATCTGTTGCTGTTGAGCTTCTTGCTGTGCTTGCATCTCAGATTGTAGTTGTTGTTCAGTCTTAATCAGACCTACTGTATCAATACCATGTCCTGTCGCGAGTCGTGCAACAAGGTCACCGAAATCAATACGCTGCAATGTCTCAGGGTTTGCCTGAGCTAATTGTACTAGGTCTTGGATATAAGTGCGTAGTTTATTTAAATCATTCCCACGGCCTAAAGCTTCTACACCTGTAACAATTACTGGCGTAACAGTGCCTTTTGGCAGCTTAGGAATCTTCTTACTAGCAGACATTCTATTCATCAATATATTGACTATAGGTAGCTGCATTTCTTGACTCAGTATTGAATAGACACCACCAAGGGCAGCTTCTAATTCTTGAGCCATAAAACGTATCTCTTCAGCAGTGACTCTATCAGCATTGCGCTGAATTGCTGTGTTTAAAAGAAACGCATAAGAAAGTCTATCTTCAATGCGCTGCACGGTTTCTAGTACAACTCGCATATCAGGATACTTTTCTGTTTGTAGAACTTTGACATCATTAGGGTCACCTAAGATGACATCACCGTTTTGTGATTTAGCTAGGTCAGTTCTTCGGACGCTGGCATTAGGGCGCACCATAAATACCAACTTAGCACTAGCAGCTGCGGAGCTAACTAATGCTTCCATCAATCCCTCAAGGGATTTTAAGTCTCCAAGATACTCTTCCACGAAAGAGCGACCATAGTCTTCACCGTCAAGGTGTACCATTCTTAGTGCTATCCAAGGTATTAAGTCTTTTTTGTAACGCCCCTCAGAGCCTGGGATTATCTGTCCCTCAACTTCTTGGTAGACACTATAAAAATCAGAGTTCTCTCTATAAATTTTTGTGTAAACTTTTAAATCTTTATCACTTGTATAATCAATACTGTCAATGCCTTCTGGCAATGCTTTAGGTGATACAGACTCTTCAACTATTGCTTCAAGCAAAGCACCTGAAGGGTCACGTTTTATAACGAAACTAGACATAGGATATACACGTAAGCCACCTTTTTTTGGTAGATGTATTAACACATTACCACTAACTATAAGGTGTTTTAATGCTTCAAAAACATTAACACGCAAAGCTCGGCTTTCTATTTCGCCCATTACCTCACGCTCAATGCCCGCTAATCCCTGTTCTATTTCAGCTCTAAGCTGTCCGTCGCCATCTAGTTCTTGCTTAGTTTTAGTGTCCATTGCAAGACGAAAGAAAGGTGAATTAGGTGGCAGTAATAATAACATTAGTTTAGAGGCTAAATTATTTACACCCCTAGCTCCAATGCTTTGAAAAGGCTGATACAAATCAGTGGATGCACTAAACCCTTCAGGAGTTATCAAAGCTGGCAGTGTTAATTCAGCACACTCTCTAGCTCTATCAAGATAAATCTCCCTGTCAGCTGCAAGTTTATTGTAACGATTGGCGCAGGAAGTTTCTTCTAACATAACTTATATCCTATGCGATGTTTAGTCCAGTGTTGCTGTTACCACCCATTCCTAAAGAGCTATAACCACTAGGGGTTCTTCCAGATACTTTAAGTTTGTCTAATCCCCTGTTAGCGGATTGACCAGCACTTTTAATTAATAAAGGTGAAGCCTCGTTTAACTGGTTTCCTTTTTGAGCGTTCAGTTGAGCAGCCTCGCTTTTACGCGCTTCTTCTCGCTCCATTCTAGCTCTTCGCTCTGCTTTTCTATTTTGGCTTGCTTGATAGCCCGCAGATGCTGCGGTTGTTCCTGCCATAATTAAAGCAGCTTGTAGTGTTGGTCCACACATTTTATTAATCCTCTGAGTTAGGGTCTTCTTCCCGTCTTTTTAACTCTAATAACCAACGCACAACTGACCTTTGACCAGCTTTAAACCAAACTTCTCTATCGGTCCACTGCAAAATAGCAGACTGTTCTGGAAAAACCAAGTCAAGACTTTCGATAAGTTGCATAACATTAACGGGTAAGCTTTCTATTTGTTTGTTCTTAGACATAATAGTCCTCTTATATGGTGGGTATTAATATTTTATACAACTTCACATGCACCGCCCACACAAGCTAACTCCTGAGAACCTGTTGTATTGTCTTCTTGTTCAAAATTATTTAGGTCCTTCCAGTTTATATCGGTAGGCATTGCCTCTTTTAACTCATTAAATTTTTCTTCATTAATGTTTTCATAAGGTGCTTGTTGATATACGTGGTCACTATAAGGAAGTAAACTAATACCACTAACCATATCAAAGTTAGTCCATAACCATTGGCATACCTCAAAAAATTCATCGTCCGTATAATAGACAGTAATGCTTGGTTTATGTTCACACCAATGGTCTTGGTATTTTTTCCATAATCTAAGTTGTTGTAATGCGTTGATATCATTAACTTTAATACTGTCTTTAGGTGATTTTATAGGAAAGCTAAAAACTAAACTTGATTCATTCATTACGTCTTGTTCAACAGGGAAACCCGTTGCTGACATATATTTAGCAAGGGGGTCTTTTTTATCCGAGCGCACTCTTCGGATGTAATAATTTGAAAAACGAGGATGAATACCAGAAGCACTATCAACAAGTTGCGAAACAGTCCCGCTTGGCTTAACACATGTAATTGCTGTTGACTGGCTAATGCCAAGTTTATAAGCCCATTTCTTATTAGTATTAACAGCCACATCTTTCATTTCCTCTAACCATTTATCTAAATCAGGCGAATCGTTACCAAGTAACCAATGGTCACATATACCTGTAAGGCTTACACCTAGTAACGCTTCTTCTTCTGTGTTTTTCTTCCATATATTTCTTAAGTAACGAAAGTCAGTAAGGGTGGCCTGTAAAGTTCCTATGATGCTTGCTACTTCACATTTTTCTTTTAAAGTATCTAGTGTGTCTTCGGGGCGTACAACTATTTCAGATAGATTGCAGAATTGATTGCTTCGTAAAATAATTTCAGAACATGGGTTAGTTCCAAAGTCACGCTCATGGTCACGCCTTCCATTTCTCTTGGCTAATTTTTGTGCAGCTACACGGCTGAAGATACCGCGCTCACCTGCCTTACTATCATACATGGTGTGCATCTCAGATAGGAATGACTCAAAGTCAGGCTTCTCAGTGTAAGCCACAGAGTTGTTAGCCAAAGCACGTTGTCCTTCGTTTCTCCACCAGTCACCAGACTTAGCCTTAGCCATGCGAGGGTCAGATAAGTTAGACAAGCTAATTAAGGCTGAACGTCTAACGCCACCTACTACTACCACCTCAGCAATCTTACACACAATATCATGGCACTCGATGCTGGTTAGCCTACGGCCCTCTGCTTTTTTAAAGACTTCAACACAGAAAGTAAATAAATCAATTAAAGGTTGTGGTCCTGATGCCCTACCGCCAAATGTTTTAAGCCTTTCACCTGCTGCTCTAACTTTAGTGGTATCCCATTTAGGAATTTTACCTGCGTAAAGCATGGCTATAAGCTCACGAAAAGCTGATGCCCAGCCTATCTTAGAGTCAGACACAACAATTACTGTATCTGTTGGGTGAAAAGACTCAGCTACTATGGGAAGTTTATTTATAAAATTACGTTCCACTGAAAATCCTACGCCTGTGCCACACATTAATACATACATAAGTTCATCAAAACTGCGGGGAGAATCAATGTGAAGATAGCTGCAATTAAAACCAGCCACGTTATCTTTATCTAGTGCTTGTCCTGCTGTCATCAAGCACCGCATACTAGGCATTACATCCATGTTGTGTATAGCAGTAAATAACTTTTTGCTTTCTTTTTTTGTAATCTGTTTTCTATTTAGCCAAAAATCTACATAGCGTTGTACGGTTTCTTCCCAAGTTTCTCTTCTTAATTTTTCAGGTAGCCAACGAGCATAGCGGCTTTTGTGTATAAATTCTTGGTACTGTTCCATTACAACTCCTTTTTTTCTAAATGTTTTTCCAAGTTAGCTAATGCTCTCCAAGCTACTTGCGCCCAATCCTTATCTATTATATGTCGCATCATTGCGTCTAGTTCATCACCAGATTTTTCTCTATCCCAGTGAAGGGTATCTTTTGTTTGCCCATGCTGAAGCCCGCCAGACAAAGAAACTTTAGATACTTCTGCTATAGCTCTAGGAAAGTAGTTAATAAAACCTGTGTAGATAGGTATATCCTTACGTTCTTCAGGGTTTACTGGAAGCTTAAAAGAAACAATAGGTTGATAAGTATTTAAGTTACTTTTCGTTTTAGAGTCTTTCCATTTTTTAGAGGGCGCTTTTGACGCATTTACACCTTCTATCCAACTCTTGCTTTGATTATAAAAATTTTGTAGCTTAGTGGTTTCTTTTACGGATTCCATAATATTACTTCCTGTTTTTCTTCGTTATAATCTGATGCTCTGAGTATTCTGGCTACCCTAGCCTGAACCAAAGCATCTTGCTCTGTTTGTCCTGCTTTTTTATAAGCATTTACTACAGTATCCCATGTAGGTTTTTTCAAAAGAGCCTTAGCCCTTTTATCTCCAACACCTTTTAATCCTGGGTAACCGTCAGTATTATCTCCAACTAAAGTTTGATACAAATGAAAATAATCAGCATCTTCTTTTGTAATCTTTTCTAGGGCTGCACTTCTCCACAATAAACAAGGTATTGTTTTCATATCTTTATCTTCTGATACTATAACAGTTTCACCTTCAATGCTTTCGTTAGTAGCAAGAATGCCCATAACATCATCACCCTCAAGAGAGGGAATACTAATACTAGTATATTTAGATTCAATCCAAGTTTTAACGGCTTTATAACAAACAGGCTTACGTTTTCCTTTACGATTAGATTTGTAGGTAGGAAGTATTTTTTTCCTAAAGTTATCCTTGTCACTGAAACAGAAAATTAAATCATCAGCTTCTGTCATTTCTACTAAGTGTTCAATGTATTGTAGGATTAACTGCTTTGCTTCTTTAGCATCAGACCAAAGCGACCAAACATCATCGCCCCAATTTACTTCTCTTTCAACAGTGGTTGAATATCTGTAAACTACTATATCACCGTCAATCAATAGTGTTCTTTTCATCTGTCACCTCATTGGCTAGTTGTTTATAAACCTTTAACGTGTCAGTGGAAAACAATTTAGAAAGGTTTACTAGATACATTTTTGATGCTCGATTATCGCCACCCCTTACAATGTTATGCGTGTCTAGTTTTTTAACTATCTTTCTTAAGTTTTCTGTTTCAAATATTAACGTACAATATACGTCATCACCAACAGCTAAGTTATGAAACCAATAGTCAGCTTCAGTTGCATTGATGCCTGAAGGTTTGCCGTAAGATTCAAACTCAATAGCAATATTGCCTGTCTCTGTCCACATTCCTCTTTCTGTTTTTACTTCTATTTTTTTGTTTTCTAAAATAGCAAGGACTTTATCTTCGTGCATAGTGCCGTAAGCTAAATCTAAATCAAACTTCTTTCTATCTTTCTTAGTGGGTTTCAGCCCATGAGTTTCCAATGTTGTATTCCCCGTCAAGTTTACACCTGATGTTGAAGTATGCTCCTGCTCGTTTGATGCAGTCAACTGCGAGTTCTCCGATTTCATTAGCCATACCTTCCTCTGTTTCTAATTGTATTTCATCATGCACCCAAGCAACTTGCTTACATGCACCCTGTAAACCCCTATCATTCAAAGCTTTGTCAAACTCAACCATCCATTGCTTACATATCAATGCACCTGCTGATTGAAGTAACACATTTAGAGCAGCATGTGGTGACCTGACGTTTAATTTTCTACCATCTAGTCCTACCAAATATCCTCTCTCTGCTGCTTTCTGTACTGCATCAATCAGCTTTGCCAGTGCAGGTATCTTAGCTAAAAACCTCTTTCTCAACTTAGCACCATGCCCAGCGCCTTTACCTACAATCTCACCCAGCTTTCCTACGCCTGCTCCATAGAGAAAACCATAGATAAAAGTCTTAGCTTGAGAGCGTGTATCTAAACCCGCTGCTTTTTGATTTGTTGTGTGTATATCACCGTTAACTACAGTGTCACCATAAGCTCCACCATCATACTTAGCCATGTAGTGAGCCAAGCATCTAAGCTCTAGGCCAGACACATCAACACCTACTAGCTTCTTGCCTCTGGGTACTGTGAACAGTTCACGACACTCCTTCCCATAGGGCGCACTGCAGGATGGAACTTGTGCTACATTCGGATAAGCATGTGTTGCTCTGCCTGTTACTGCACCATTTGTATTGCAGCTCCCGTGTATACGACCGTTTCGTTCTACTTTAAGCCACGCCTGCGCTCCATCACCAAGTTGTCCTAAGCGTTTTATAATCGTGTAGTATTCAACCAAAAGTTTTGCCTCTGGATAAGGCAGGGTAGAAAGAGTTTTTTCATCAACTTTAGGCTTACCATCGTTAGTGAAATGTTTTGGCTTCCAGCCACGTAAAGTCTTAAGCCTGTTAGCTACATGGTCACGACTACCTGGGTTAAACTGTATGGTCTTAATTTTGTAGGTGGGTACGTTTTTTATATATCCCCTAGTTTTGTTGTTAACTTTAGGTGTAAACGGAGTCCTTACTTCCCAATCACGAAATACCTCTTTTAACTGTGTAGAAAGTTCTAGCTTACGTCCTGATAGCTGCGCGTATAACTTACCAGCATCTTCTTTATTAAAAGCAAATCCAACAGTTTCTTGTCTGTATATAATATCTGCCACTTCATGTTCAAGTTCAATTGATTGCTCAGAAAAACTTTCTGCAAGTATCTCTAGCCAAAGGTTGTAAGTAACTTCAACATCTTGAAAACAATACTCCATCATATCTTCAGAATATTCTTCCCATCCACCATCATAGTCATCCTTGTAATTTCCCATACGGTGACCCCATGCACGTAAACTATGGCTGCCAATTAATTTTTTAGGAAAATCTTTTCTTGTAAAGTCAGTATGTTTTTTGTACATCTGATTTTTTACATCAGCCCAAATAAGTCTTGTACAAACCAAAGTGTCTCTTACCTTGCCTTGTGCATTAAAAGCCCCTAGCTTCTTTAATACAGGTATATCGTACTTGATGATGTTGTGGCCGCATATCATGTCAGCCTTCTCTAACTTAGGGATGCCTTCAGTCCACACTTCTTTACCGTGATAACCATAGGCTTTCCCAGTGTCAATGTCCTTGATAACCAAGCAGTGTATCTTGGTGACACCGTCAAGTAAGCCGTCAGTCTCTAGGTCGAAAATGTATCTAGGCATCGTAAGCTCCCCAGCTATGAATAAAGATTGGTGTTTGTTCGCCTACATAAGCACCACACACATTGAACTCCATGTACTCAACTGTTCCCTC